TGTATCTGTTCGTAGTTGTTCATGGTCGCAAAAAGGATTACCAATATGTTGGTCGCTTTGGAAAGCGATACCAATATACTCATCATCATTGTCAAGTGTAATATCAGCCCAACGAGCGTGTTCGATACCTGCAATTGCTTTTTTGCTAAGTGCTTCAATATCATGCCATAGGTCATCGTTGCTTTTGTTTTCTTTCTTAAGATGCTCGACTACAAAATGTGGGTTATGACTCTTTGTAACTGCGCCTCTTCGTCTTGCTTCTTGAATACGCTTTCGCCATGCATTGTGAGAAATTGAAGGTTCGCGCCTATACATATGAGTAGCGAGGTCTGTATCTGTTCCGTCCCATACTTTTGGAATCATATCATTAAGGCTTTTCTTTTCTATTTTAATATCTTCAAAAATTTCTGGTTGTTCTTGTCTCATACGATGCATAAATGCTCGCCAACTTGCTACTGTCTTACCATACTTATCTCTCAATATCGTTCCAAATGCTGTAAAGTCTCCATTGAAATGTTTGTCAATTTCTTCGAGAACAATGTTACGTCGGGTCTCTTTGTCCATGAGCATAGTAATTAGCAACTCCCTATTAAACGTATTTTATTCTTTACGTCAGAAAGAATTCAAAAAAAAATAAGCGATGCACCAAAAGCCTGTTTGTTTTATTTTGTAATCTTTCTTAAGAGTTAGAAATAAAGCCCGCTAATGTTATCTCTTATATTATAATAATAAAGAATTAACTCTTAGGAAATAAAAAAGAAAAACGGGTTTTGCTACTTAGTGATGCGTTTATTTCTTTTTCTTTTCTTTTTACCAATCAAAAAGAATACATACAAACCTAACCAAAACAGTATTTCAGCGATGATAAGAGTTATACCACCTGCTTCTAAGGCCGACTTTATTTTTTCTATGTCGCCTAAGAACATAGTCCGAAATCTATTTGAATGATTATTATATCTGACGGACGAAAGCCCACACGTTTAAGAGAGAGATGGTTCATCCAAGAAGCATGGGATTTCCGTTTTTTGGTAAAAAAGAGACAAAAAGCGATGAAAAAACAGAAATAACTGCTGATTACAGATATACTGTTCCTCATCGTTCTCCTTTCAATCTTATTGCAGGTATGCCAGACATCGTCGAAGAGACAAACAAGTTGCGAGATAATAGCAACTTCGATACTGACTTTGAGTTGTTTGACGAAATGCTCAAGTTAGACCCTGAATTGAATGGCGCAGTTCGAGCAGTTAGTCTTACAGCCAACAACTATACCATAGATTATCGAGCCGCACGAAACGCTCGCATACGCGAAGCCATAAGAACACTTACCGAAGAGACCCTCGATTTCGATGACTTTCTCATTAGTGCTATGCGAAATCTCATGGTCTATGGCAACGACATCAACAAGTATGTAGGTTCTTCACGCGAAGGTATAACCGACGTGCAAAATCTCCCCGTAAAACAAATTACCATTCTTGACAGTCGAGGAATCAACGAAGTATCTGATGAAGTTAATCCTGTTATTACAGCCGAGCGATATTTGTTGCGAGAAGGTGAACAGACACAAGAGGAATTCCCTGCCAATGAAATACTTCACATTAGAACAGATTATCGAAGTAATTGGTTTGAAGATAGCGAATCGAGAGTAACATACGGTATTTGGGGAGCATCACGCTTTACATCCCTCAAACAGGCTATTCGAGCGAAATACAATAGTATGAACAATCGTATCGCTCTCGAAGATGCAATGACGAAGCAATTTATTACAATTGACAAATCAGCCATCGCTCATATCCAAGACCCAAACGAACAACGTGAAAGACTAAGCCATATTATGCAACAGGTCGTCGATACACTCGAAAGCCTACGAGGAGACCAAGTTCCAATTTTCCCCGATTATGTTAGCATTCAACACATCGACCAAAGGACTGCTATTCCAGACACGACTTCATTCCTCGACAATGTCAATGCTGACATTGCCGCAGTATTACAAGTTCCGAGAGTAGCGGCAGGTCAAGAGAAAGGCAGTACATTTGCAGCGACATATACTGCTAACCAATGGTCAGCACAAGCAATTCGCAGGATGTTGTCAATCCTAAATCAATCTGTAAAGAAAATGTTCTCTCGACATTTAGAATTGCTAAACATCGCTCATGAAATGAAAGACTTGCCCGTAGTTGTGTTTGAGCCAATCGACGAAGAAACCAGACTTAACAAAATGCAAAGAGCCAACATCGGTTACAGCAACGGCATACTCACTCTCAATCAAGCACTCGAAATAGTAGGACTCCCACAAGAACTTGAGGGCGATGTGCGAAAAGAAAGCGGAAACGCACCTATGGGTCGGCTTCCGAGAGAAAACGGACAAGATGGGGCATCGGACTTAAGAGATGATGAAAATGACGAATGATTTAGACGAAGTCCTTAGCCGTGATACGGAGGGAAAAATAACGTGGCTCGTTAGTGAAGTTAGTGAATTAAAGACTGATATTCATATCATAAAGGAAAATCATCTAAGTCATATTGAAAAAGACATGGCAACTTTAAAGAAAGGCTTAATTACATTAGGTACCGTAGTGGTAACTATATTGACAGGAACACAGGTGATGTAAGATGCAAACAAGAAAGGACAGAATGCAAGCGCAGTCGTTTAACGACAAGATGGTAAAGCGAACCGTCATCCCTGCAATTTATCTTTGGTTGCTCGCTTCTGGTGCAGTCGTGGGTATGGGCATTTGGAAACCCGATGTAGTTCTTGCTAATCTCGATGGTTTTATTGCACTTATCGCAATTATCGGTGGTGTGGCTGGCCCTGCACTTAGTACCGTCTTGCGTATGTGGGAATCAGAACAACAAGTCGAAATCGACAACATTCCTATCGAACTTAAGCATGACCGTGAAATTACAGTCGAAGAACATGGTCATACGATGCATTTGCAAAAGCAAGCACAAAAGCATTCTCAAGCAGTCGAAAAGCATGAGGCAGGTATGACGACACTAGCACCAATCAAAGAGAAGGTGTGATTTTTATTGTCCGATGCACCCGATATTCAAGCATCGCTTGAAAATGCAGAAGAAATTGCCGAATTAACTGGCCGAAGTAAGGCTGATGTTATCGCAGACCTTCTTGACGATGGTAAATTAAACAATTCTAATGTTATCAAAGAAAACACATCAGCCATTGATAGAGCGACAGAAATGGCTAATAAGACACATAAATTATTAACTGCTCTTATCCCAATACTATTATTGATTTCAACAAGTGGTTTAGAATTAACAGGTATTATTGATTTAACACCCGCAGGTAATGGAGACGACGATGAATGGTTTTGGGAGGATGAAGAGTATGAAGCATATTGGGGTTGCACAGATTGGGATGCAATAAATTATGATGAATATGCTACTGACGATGACGGGTCATGTGAGTATGAAGAAGAAGTAATTGAAGGATGCACAGACCCCGAAGCCAATAACTATTATGAAGAAGCAACAACCGATGATGGTTCTTGCGAATATGACCCCGAAGAATGCGAGCCATTTTACTATGATTACTATTTGAATTATGTTGATAGCAATAACTCAAGTCTTATTTACCAATATGATGTTGATTTGCCTTGCGATGAGACACAAGAGGTTGAAGTCCAATTTCTTGCATACGCAAATAACTCAACAGACTCAATTCCCGAAAACTACTCAATAGATAAGTGGAGTGTCTATAACGGTGATGCCGAATACCGAAATATGACACTTGCTTTACCAAAAGGACTTTATGATATATACGCATACATCATAAACGAAGAAGGCGTTATGCAAGATGAAAAGATTTGGCGCAATATAGAAATAGAGGAATAATAATGTTTGTTGAAGCGAAAATGGAGGATTATTTGTTTAGCACACCCGAAGGTGCTATTGAAAAGTCAAAAGAGATTGGTTTTGATGGAGAAATCCATGAATCCACATTAGCAGATGGCACTAAACTATATTCCCCTGCTAAGACAGAAGAAGAGTTTATCACATGGTATCGCAAGAATGACCCCGATGCCGAAGAAGAATTTGAAGCCGCAGAATATCAAGGGCGCAAAGTTAAACTTAACAAACCATTCCGAACACCGAATGAAAAAAAGAAATTTGCAGTATATGTTAAAAATCCCGCAGGTAAAGTAATTATTGTTCGATTTGGCGACCCTAATATGGAAATTAAGCGTGATGACCCAAAACGACGCAAAGCATTCCGTGATAGGCATAACTGCACAGAAAAGAAAGACAAAACAACGGCAGGGTATTGGTCTTGTAAAATGTGGGAGAGAGGAAAATCTGTTACAGATTATACGAGTAGCGAGTTTAATAAGACAGACGACTCTTTAGAGACAGTTATGGGCGGTTGTGGAGAACTTGAGGCAGACTGCGGTTGCGGTTGCACAAAAACACATGAGGCAGCAGAACCTACTCCCTCTTCTGACGAAACACATAATGAATATATGAGTCGTTGTCAAGAAGCAGGTTATTCCGAAGAGGAATGTATGAAGGCACATGAAGGACATGATTTCAAAGAAGAAGCATCATATCATACCGATAGTGGTTCTTGTAAAGCAGGTTATGAAAAGAAAGATGGTATGTGTGTAAAAGTAGCATTTGAATTAGACATAGACATTGATGTTAGCGAAATTATGATTGAGGCTGAAACAGGTCGTCAAGTCGTGCGAATTTCTGGCATCGCTTTTCATGAAGGAATGAACAAGAATGGTTGGCAAATTACGAGGGCGGGTGCTGACCTCGCAGTACCTCAAATGATAGGTGCTGATTTAACCTTGAATCATCCTCCTTCTGAATCTGGTCATTTCAAGCGCAACATGAATGGCGATGTCGAAGATGCAGTTGTTGGTATTGTAACAGAAGCATCTATCATTGATAAAATGGGCGGCCAATGGGAGGTTCGATTCAAGGCTGACGTATATCGCACAGAATTGTTTGAGGCTCTTGAATCTGGACTTTGGCTACGTCAAGGATATGGTGTATCTATTGGCGGAACAGGTGTTCCAGATGAAATTGCCGAAGCCGAAGATGGTCAAATGATTATGACCTTTGAAAGCGATTTTTCCTTCGACCACCTCGCTATCGTCCATCGACCTGCTTACAATCGAGCAAATATCGAAACGGCTGAAAGAATAACTTTGAAGGTCGCAAATTACGAAGCCTTTAATAGTCATACACATAATGGCAAGAACAACGAAAAGGTGAATCTCATGTCAGAAGAAGAAATGACAGTCATTGAAGCATCCGAAGAAACGGTTGTCGAGACTCCAAATTACGAAGCAGAAATCGAAGCACTTAAGGCTTCGCTCGCATCGCGAGAAGAAGAACTTAATGCAATCAAGGCAGCAGAAGAAGCAAAAGCCGAAGAAGGCCGTCTTGCTCTTGTTGAGAAAGCAACTGAAATGGGAATTGCAGGTGTATCAGAACTTCCTGCTGAAACCATTAACAGTATCATCGCTTCCTTTGAAGCCGCACGACCAGAAGTTGATATGAAGCCTGTCGTTGCAAGCGAATCTGTTGAAGTCGAAGAATCCCCTGTTAGCGATGAACCAGTTGTCGCTAATTTCCTAAACCGACGCAAGGTCGAAACTCCTGAAAGCATTTATGAAAAGGCATACAATGTTTGGGCTACTGCCTATCGCAAGGCATATAGCGGAGAAAACTTTACTATTCCTCTTTACGCAGAAGCAAAGGAGAAAATGATGCTTTAAGCATTTGAAAAATAAAAAAACAGGAATTGATAAAATGAGTACAACAACCCCAGTAAATTGTAAAGATATACAGAATACTTTCGCAAGCGCAGGTTTGCTTGTGAAGTATGACGCAAGCGGAATCATGGTTACTGCAAGCGTTACAGATAAACCAATTGGCGTAACTGCTGATGAATCAAGCCGTGATGCAAACGGATTAGAAGCAGCAGGTACAGGACACGTCGCTATTCTTCCTTTGACAGGCATTCAATACATTAAGTGTGTTGGAGGCGGTGCTTTGAAGACAGGCGAGCGTCTATACACTTCTCAAACCGCACAATCAGATGGACATTGCCATACTGATGCTTCAAACTCTTCTACCTTTATCGGATTTTACTTCGGTGAAGATGGAATTACCCCTGCGGCTGGCGACTTGATTGCCGTTGCGTGTGCAGGAGGTGTTGAGTGATGGCTAACAATACATTAGAACAAATCTTAACAGTCGAAGCAGCAACAGGTCCATTCGGACAATCCGATGCAGTCCTTGAACAAACACTCCGAGACTTTATCCAACTACAATCCACTTTGATTGCCGTTGGAACACAAGTCGTTGGTGTCCGTCGAGTCGGATGGCTTGAGTTCACTTTCTATACAGGTGCTGAAGGAACATTTACCTATCCTCTCGCTGACAACGCAGTTGCTGACCCAACCAAGATTGGAACAAGCAACTACTCCGTCCACTTGAAGAAGGGACAAGGCCGATGTGTTTTCCTCGATGCTACTCTCCTTCGTGGCGAGTCCTTTGAAAACATGGACCGACAGCAACTCGCTATCGTCCGAAACATGGCTGATGTTATTGACGACCTAATTCTTGAGACACTTGTTGCAGGTGCAGGTCAAACTGTTACCGTCGCAGGTGGTTCAGAATGGGACGCTGCAAGCGGAGATGCTGAAAAGAACATTCTCGATGCTATGGACAAGGTCTTTGAAAATGGCCGTGTTTCTGGAAACGAGCCTATGGCACTTATCGTTCCTACAAAGCACCGAAGCGTTCTCCTACAAACCACTCTTTACGGAAACGTCGTTGAGTCCCTTGAGGAGCATTTGAAGCGAATGAGCAACTTGACCATTTACTACACTCGCAACTCTCGTCTAAACGACCTCGCTCTCCTCCTTATTCCAGGAAGCGAGACTGCTGAATTTTTCCAATACAATGGTGATGGATTCCAAGAGACTGAATTGACCCGTATTCCTGGTGTCGGTTTTGATTGGATGCTCACAGGTTACATGGGTTGTATCGTTCACGAAATGCAAGACGGTGCAGCAAGCGGTAAGAACAACCGTATTTGTAAGATTGACAACATTACTGCTTGAGGTGAATAAAGTTGTCTGAAAGAGGAGAGTTCCTCGTTCAGTATGCGGGGCGCATCTTAGGTCGTGATTTGACAGAAGATGAGGCAAAGTTGGTTTCGCAAGAGACTAATC